GATGACTTTAATACGGTTGACACTTGGTGGGAAAATACCCCAGCTAACAACATCGGAGTTGTATGTAACCGAAGTGGATTTTTAGTAATTGACGTCGACCCACGTTCTGGCGGTATTGATTCTTTTCAAAAGTTTGAGGAACTGTTAGAGGGCTCACTGCCACCGACTGTCGAAGCTTACACTGGCTCTTACAACCACAAAAATAAAAAAGTTCGTGGACGTCACTTGTTCTACAAAGTTGATGCCTCTGAGCAACTTGTTGGAAACTTAAAGTCAGCCGACTTACCTGGAATTGATATCAAGCACAACGGTTACGTAATGCTTGCACCTTCTCGACACGGTTCTGGAGTTAACTACGAATGGAGAGAAGGCCACGCTCCTTGGGAAATGGAGATGGCAGAAGCTCCCGAAGAATTACTTCAAATCCTACGTAAGCGTGGAAGAAGAGTGGGCTCTAGCGGGACATCTTTAAACGCTGGCGAATGGGACTGGCTTTCTGACTTAGAGTTCCGAGGCGAGCGTGTAAACATTGCCAAGATTCTTGAAGAGGGAATAGACGAGGGCTCACGTGCTGTCGACTTATATGCGCTGGCTTGCGCTATATCTAATAAATTTGGTGTGGATACTCCAGAGAAAAGAATGATGATTGAGACGATGCTAATTCGTTTTAATCACGAAAAAATTCGTCCTCCTCTCAATGTTGAAGGTCCAAATGGCGTTCTTATGCACACTAGACGTGCAATGGATTTTGTTGAGGGCAATCCTGTAACAGAAAAACTATGGCCTGGACTTTCTGATTGGGCAAACAAATCTACTGAAGAGGCTAGGTCTTCTTCAGTTTCAACGCCTCCAGCTAACGCAAGACCGATTAGCACTTCCGCTCCTCAAGACGAAGACGAATACAACTTGCCCGGTACTTTAGGTGGAGCCGTATCTATGGCTGCTAGAGGCGGAATGTCGATTGACCAAGCTTTTAGTTCTGGAAACATGGACGTTCCTAGAGACCCTGATGCTATTTCCGAGGCTGAAGGCGGAACTCAAGGCAAGCGCTCGTTGTCTGATACGGGAAATGGACGTCGAATAGTTGACACTTTTGGTGCCTCTATTCGCTACACTCCAGGAATTGGTTGGTTTATTTGGGATGGCCAGTATTGGAAGCCAGACGTCGAGGACTTGGGAATGCACGAGTTAGCTAAAAAGTTACCTCCAATTATTGTCACCGAAGTTGCCCACTATGAAGAACCTGAAAAGAAAAACGAAATTATCAAGTGGGCTAACGCTGCCAAATCAAACGGAAAAATTGGCGCAGCTATTGATAGCGCAAACTCTGACCCTAGAGTTGTTACAGCGGTAGAAGCTTGGGATAGCGACTCGTATCTACTAGGTGTCTCTAACGGAGTTATTGATTTAAGAACTGGCGAACTTCTAAAAGGACGTCCAGATTTGTTTATTACCAAGCGTGCTCCTGTTGCCTATACCCAAGGAATGCGTAACGTCCGTTGGGAGCAATTTATTGACTTTGCAACTGGTGGCGACAAGGAGCTACAAGAGTGGCTACAAAAGGCTGCTGGCTACACTCTTACTGGATTGAACAACCAAGACTTGCTTTTCTTGGTTTATGGTCCTCCAGGTTCTGGTAAGAACACCTTTGTTGAAGCAATTGTTAAAGCACTTGGAACTAAAGAATACGCTTGGCCTCTTGACTCAAGTATCTTGGCCCACAACGACGGTATGGTCAGCGGTGCTGATTTGTACCACTGGGCAGAGCTTCGTGGTCGACGTATGGTTTGGGTAGACGAGCTTCCTGAATCTGAGCGTATGAAAGAGAACTCGGTTAAGAAGTTGACTGGTTCGTCTGAAATTTCTGCTCGTTCTCCAGGTGAAAAGCCATTCACTTTTAACGCTCAAGCCAAGCTTTGGATTACTACCAACCACAGACCTATGATTAACGACGATGCTATGTGGCGTCGTATTAGGCCGATTCCATGGAGCAACGTACCTGAGTCACCAGACCCAGACCTAAAAGCTTACCTATTTGACCCTGAGGGTGCTCTACCTGCGGTGCTGTCTTGGGCAGTTGAGGGTGCAATTAAGTACTGTAACTCTGGAGCTCGTGACCCTCTAGGCTGGTGTGTAGCAGTCCAAGATGCTGCTGAAATTTACCGTAAGAACGAAGACAGACTTGGTATCTTCTTAAACGAAGAAACTAAGGAAGTTGAAGGCTCTTCACTACTAGTTAAGTCGCTATATCAGGTGTACCGCTTGTGGAGCGAAGACCGTGGTGAAAAGCCTATGACTCAGATTGCTTTCCAGCGTAAGATGGCTGACCGTGGACTAGAAATTATAGGTCAAGGAGCTAAGGCCGAAATTATGGGCAAAATACTACTACCTAAGGCAGTTCCTAGTACCGCAACGGTGGATTGGAACATGGCCAATAGACTGGCTAGATTTTAATTTTTAGCTCTTTTATGCTAGAGTAAAAATTGCGGCACGGGAGAGTAACGCTAGGGGCTGGGCAGAGATGTCCAGCCCTTAAATAAAGAAAGACGGAAAATGAAAATTTTTATAGCAACACCGATGTACGGTGGAATGTGTACCGGACAGTATGCTTCTGGACTTGTTGACCTTATTGCGTTACTAAGTTCTAAGGGTCACAAAGTTATTTACTCTAAGGTCTACAACGAAAGCTTAATTACCAGAGCCAGAAATACGTTGGCTAATGAATTCTTAAAGACAGATGCCGACTACATGCTTTTTATAGATGCTGACCAAGGATTTGTCGCTACTGAAATAGAAAAAATGATTGACTCTAACGTTGAACTTATTGGGGCTATTTACCCAATGAAAAGTATTAACTGGGGTAGGGTCGTAGAAGCCATACAAGGCGGTGCAAAAATTGAAGACTTAGAAATTTATACTGGGTTCTTTTCCGCAAATTTAAAGTCTGAAGAAGGCGAAACTATAACCATAGCTTTGGACAAGCCTCTTGAGGTGGACAACGTTGCTACTGGAATGATGCTAATTAAACGAGAAGTATTTGAAAAAATGCTCCCTACTGCTGAAAGATACGCTCCCGCCACCTCTAGTGGCTACATTAATTTTGAAGACAGAGTTGGCGAGTTTTTTAAGACTGATATTGATGAGCGTGGAGTTTTGCTGTCTGAAGATTACTACTTTTGCAAAAAGTGGGAAGAGCTTGGTGGCAAAGTCTACGCAGCCCCTTGGGTCCAGATTACGCACTTTGGGTCTTATGAATTTAAGGGTAGCTTTGCTAAATCAATAATTATGCAATCAAAAGTAGAAAAAGAAGCTGAATCTAAGAAGTAGAGTTATCGTAAATGTTTTTTACGGTAGTAGCGTACCACTTAGTCTTATTTTGAGTATTTATACCGTCGCTGTTTAAACCATCTGCTATGGCTCTATAACTTTTGCCAGCCTTATGTTCTTTAACAATTCTTTCTTTTACTTCTTGAGGAGTTTTGTTTTTAGGGCCCATGTCTACTCCCCAAACTACACCGCGCTCACGCCTATCCTTGTGGACATCTTTTTGGCGCTCAGAAATAATGCCTCTTTCCATTTCGGCCAAGGCGCTCATTATCGTTACTACAAATCTTCCTTGATATGAAGAAGTATCAAGATTTAAATCAAGCATCACTAATCTCCATTTATTAGTATTTGCTCTGTCAATAATGCTAAGAAAGTCTTTAGTAGAACGAGCAAGTCTGTCAATTCTAGTTACGAATAAAGCCTTAGCTTCTCCTGAATCTAATCTTTTTAAACTTTTTGTTAGCGCTGGACGTCCGCTAATTGATTTCCCCGAGCGTCCTTCTTCCCTAACTAGTTCCATTTCTGTGTAGCCAGCTAGCTCGGCTGCTTGGCGTAGAGTTCTTTCTTGAACTTCTAGTGAAACTCCGTCATTTACCTGTAACTGCGTCGACACTCTGGCGTACAGCAGTGCTAGTCCTTCTTCACTCATACCCCAATTATACCCCCAAATGAAAACCCGCCCGTAACTGATGCTACGAGCGGGCTTTCTTACGAAAGGAGTTGTGCGACAGAATGAATAGTAATTCAACCTGACGTTTAAAGTTTA